GCACGCGGGCGCCAAGCCCGAGGACGGCGTGAACGCGCTGTACGAGCTGTCGCACCAGCTGCTGCAGATGAAGGACCTGTCCAAGCCCGAGACCGGCCTCAAGCTCAACTGGACCGTGGCCAAGGCCGGCACCAACCGCAACGTCATTCCCGCCGAGGCCACGGCCCAGGCCGACGCCCGCGCCGAAATGGCCCTGGACGAGGACTTCTACGACGGCCTGCAGTGGTCCGACGAGGACCGGATGGTGCTTGAGGAGCGCGGCCAACTCGCCCAGGTGTTCAATAAGATCGGGCCCTGCATCAACTGGATCGTGGGCACCGAGCGCCGTACCCGCGTGGACTTCAAGGTGCTGCCCCGGGCCGAAGACGACGTGAAGGGCGCGGAGACCAAGACCAAGCTGCTCAAGTACCTCTCCGACGTGAACAAGAGCGGGTTCCACCGCTCCCGGGCGTTCGCCGACGCTGTCACTGCTGGCATAGGCTGGCTGGAGGACGGCATCCGCAACGACCCCACCCAGGAGCGCCTGTACTCCCGCTACGAGTCCTGGCGGAACATCTGGTACGACCACCTTGGCGTCGAGCTGGACCTCTCCGACGCCAGGTACATCTTTCGTTCCCGCTGGGGCGACCTGGACGTGGCCCAGGCCATATTCCCGGACCGCGCGGCCAAGCTGGCAGCAGCCGCCGAGGCGCACAACACCCTGTACCCGCTCAACGAGGACGAGCTCTACTCCTACCGGCGCATGCAGACTGCGGACGGCCGCACGGTCTACGGCACCTCCTCCGTGCTCGATGACGCCTTCGCCGTGAACAACCGGCGCTCGCGCGTCCGTCTGGTGGAGTGCTGGTACCGCGTGCCCCACAAGGGCCACGTGATGCGCGGTGAGGCTCTCGGTCCGCTCAACGGCGAGTGGTACAACGAGGCTGATCCCATCCACGCGTGGGCCATGCAGCAGGGACTGGCCACCACCTACGAGGCCGTGAAGATGCGTGTGCGCGTGATGATCTTCGCGGAGGGCGTGGTGCTCCTGGACGCCTGGAGCCCGTACCGCCACAACCGTTTCCCATTCACCCCGGTGTGGGGCTACCGCCGCAAGCGCGACAACACCCCCTACGGCGTGGTGCGCAACCTGCGCGACCCCCAGGAGGACCTCAACAAACGCCGGTCCAAGGCCTTGCATCTGCTCTCCACCCGCCAGGTCATTGCCGAGAAGGGGGCCGTGGACGACTGGAACCATCTCGCCGACGAAGTGGTCCGGCCGGACGGCATCGTCATCAAGAACACCGGGAAGGAGCTGGAAATCCGTACCGACGTGCACCTCGCCGAGGAGCACGTCATGCTCATGGACCAGGACGCCAGGTATATCCAGGACGTCTCCGGGGTCACGGACGAAAACCTTGGCCGGAAGACCAACGCCACCAGTGGCGTGGCCATCGAGGCCCGGCAGAACCAGGGCTCCACGGTGGTTGCCGAGCTCTTCGACAACCTGCGTCACGCCATCCAGCTCCAGGGCGAGGTTGAACTTTCCCTCATCGAGCAGTTCTACGACGAACCCAAAATCATCCGCCTGACCGGCGAGCGCGGCGAACTGGAGTGGCTGCGCGTCAACCAGCAGGGCGAGGACGGCCAACTCAACGACATCACCGCCAGCCAGGCGGACTTCATTGTGGACACTGCGGACTTCGCGCAGAGCACCCGTCAGGCCATGTGGACGACCCTCATGGACATGATGACCAAGTTGCCGCCGCAGATCGCCATGAACCTGCTCGACCTGGCCATGGAGATGTCCGACCTGCCCGGTAAGGACGAGATGGCCGGGCGCATCCGCAAGATCACCGGCCAGACAGGCCCGGACGGCGAGAACGACCCCGAGCAACAGCAGGCCATGCAGGCGCGAAACGCCATGGACGCCCAGATGGCGGACCTGACCATCGCCGAGAAGCAGGCCGCCATCACGCTGCTTCAGGAGCGGGCCAAGACCGAGCAGGCCCGCCAGCGCGAGATCATGGCCGGTATCGGCACCAGCATCGAGAAGATGAGCCTGGAGAAGGCCAAGGTTGCCCACGGCGCGGACATGGATCGCGTCGGCATGGAGCAGCAGGCCCAGGCCCAGGCCCAGCAGGCCCTTCAACCTCAACCCAACGCAGGAGCGTAGCAGATGAGCGAATTCACCGAAGCCGAACTGGCCGCCCTTTCCGAGGAGGAGCGCAAGGCCATCATGGACGCCGAGGCCGACCCAGCCCCCGGCGACAAGCCCGAGGCCGACCCCACCCCGGGTGAGCCCGTACCCGGCGAGGGCGACCTCAAGCCCGCCGAAGGCGAACCCAAGCCGGCCGAATCCCCGGACCCGGGCGAGGAAGCCAAGCCCGGAGAGAATCCCGGCGAGGCCCCGGCTGCCGTCGATCCGGCCCCGGCCCCAGAGTCCGCCCCAGCCGACCCGGTGATGTTCTCGCCCAAGATGGCCACCGGAGAGTTCGTGGACTTCGCCAAGGCCAAGGCCGAGCTGAAGCAGAAGTACGACGACGGCGACATCGACGTGGTCGAGTTCGTGGAGGAGTCCAGCAAGCTGGCCGTGGCTCAGGCCAACGCCGAGTTCGCCGAGAAATACAACCAGGCCAGCGCCGACCAGCGCTGGGAGACCGCCCAAGGCATATTCTGGCAGGAGAACCTGTCCGCCTACGAGGGCAAGCCCGTGCTGGTGGACGCCCTGGACGGAGCCGTGAAGCGTCTGGCGCGCGATTCCGAGTTCATCAAGAGCATCGAGAGCGCGCCCAGCCCCGAGATGGCCCTCCTGCGCGAGGCGCACAAGCAGGTCATGGGCGTGTTCGGCGGCGCGGTGAAGCCCGCCCAGGCCCCGGCGGCCGCGCCGAACCAGGCCGACGCGCCCCAGGCCAAGCCCAAGTCCGACCCGGCCAGCGTGCCGCCCAATCTGGCCAGTCTGCCCGTGGCGGGGGCCGAGGACCCGGGCCAGCGCGGCGAGTTCGACCACCTGGACAAGATGGGCAACGAGGAGCGGGAGGCCGCCCTGGCCAAGATGAGCCCCGAGCAGATGGAACGCTACCTGGCGGGGAAATAGCAGATGGCCGACGGACTGTGCATGGAGCTGAAGAACGGTGAGGAGATCGTGATCGAAGATCGCATCCGCATCACCGTCGAAAAGGAAAAGGGGAGCCGCGTGCGCCTCCGCTTTGAGGCTCCCAGGTCAGTTTCCGTCCGTCGCATGGCCCGCAGAGCGGAAGACAATGAGGCACAGCGCTGAACATGCGCTTTCCGGTACAACCTTGGTCCAGGAGGGCCGCAAATGATGGGAGAACAGAGATATGGCTCAGACCATCATTGGCCTGAACGACGCCAAGGCCGTCAAGCGGTACTCCGGCGCGCTGGCCGTGGACGTGGCCCGGACTTCTTACTTCAACAAGAAGTTCATCGGAAATGGACCCCAGGCCTCGACCCCTATCCAGCGCCTGGATCACCTGGAAAACGACGCCGGTGAGCAGATCACCTACGACCTGTCCATGCAGCTCAAGATGCAGCCCATCGAGGGCGACGCGGTGCTGGAGGGCAAGGAGGCGGATCTGAAGTTCTACACCGACACGCTCTACATCGACCAGATGCGTGGCGGCGTGAACACCGGCGGCCGCATGACCCGCAAGCGCACCCTGCACGATCTGCGCAAGATCGCCCGTGTGCGCCAGTCCGAGTGGTGGGCTCGCATCTTCGACGAGCTCTTCTTCATGTACATCTCGGGCGCGCGCGGCGTGAACGCGGACTACACCTTCCCCACCTCCTACACCGGGTTCGCCAACAACTCGCTGAGCGCCCCGGACGCCGACCACATCATGTACGGCGGCGGCAAAGCCAAGGCGACCCTGACCACCGGCGACAAGATGAGCCTGGCCGAGATCGACAAGGCCGTGGCCTACGCCGAGATGATGGGCGGCGGCACCCAGGACACCCCCAAGATCCAGCCCTGCATGATCGAGGGCGAGGCGCACTACGTCTGCGTCATGAACCCCTGGCAGGTCTACGACCTGCGCACCGCCACCGGCACCGGCGGCTGGCTGGACCTGCAGAAGGCCCTGGCCACCGCCGAGGGGCGCAACAGCCCCATCGTGAAGGGCGGCCTGGGCATGCACAACAACGTGGTGCTGCACTCCCATCAGGGCGTGATCCGCTTCACCGACTACGGCGCCGGCGCGAACGTGGCCGCTGCCCGCGCCCTGTTCATGGGCACTCAGGCCGCCGTGGTCGCCTTCGGCTCTCCCGGTTCCGGCCTGCGCTTCGACTGGAACGAGGAGAGCCGCGACAACGGCAACCAGGTGGTCATCTCCACCTCGTCCATCTTCGGCGTCAAGAAGTGCACCTTCAACGGCAAGGACTTCGGCGTGATGGCCATCGAC